CATTCTTCCTCCACGAAAGAAGAATTTGCCCAATAATAGACAATTCCGTAATTTCTTGATATACCCTCGTAATTCTGTTCAACAGTAACCCACTCAAGCCATCTGGTTTCAGAGACATGATAGTTTTCGGTTGTAACCGGGAACCACGCAAACCACCTTTTTATTCTTTTTTCACCAACCTGCGGAATTATTTTAATATTTCTCACTTTTGTATTCTTTCTGCGAATTCTTCGCGGTCATTGTCGATGTTATCTGGTAATGCCTGTATATAGTCGCACGTACCACAAGCCGCGTTCTCGCTCTTGCGCGCTTCCAGGTGCATCAGCCGGAAGTCACGCAATCGTGCGCCGTTCCAAATCTGGTACAGACTTTCATTCTTGATGTTCCCTAATTGGTGTAGATGGTATTGGTCATCGTTGCATATTGAAATGTCGCCGTTGGAGTTGATCGCGAGCATGTAGAGCACCAGCGGGCAGGCTATTTTCTGTGTGCGCGGCGTGCCATCAAAACTCTGATTAGTTCCCAGCTTCCAATCGAATTTGTCGGACGTACTCCAGCCATGCAGGTTTTCTATGGCGATGAAATCACAGCGGTCAGAGAAGTCGTCAAGGAATTTCTGCTTGTCGCCGTCCGTCAAACCCACGTCTGCTATCTTTGTTGACACCCGTGTACTCGTATCCCGGCTCCGCTCGAACAGGTCAAGCACACCATCCCTAAACTTTTCGTAATCCACTTTGACGCCTGCAATGTCGTAAAACATCTGCGCGTTTATGCCTGTTACACTCACGCCGATCATATCCAGCCCGCACGTTACCAGTTTGGCATTTAGTTCAGGCCGCAAAACATGACCATTTGTTTTCACCCATATACGCTCTGACACATTTGCATCCTTCATGTAGCGCACCATATCGGTAAAGCGGGGGTGTAGAGTTGGTTCGCCATCTTTATATAGATTCGCCTGCTTACATGGTCTGTCAAATTCTCGCAGGTCGTCCACGATCTTGCAGAACAGTTCGTAACTCATTAGTACGTTCTTGCGCCCGTACTCACGCAGTAAGTCGGGGTGTCCAGTCGGGCAAAATTTGCATCTGTAGTTACACGCGTTGCACGGATCAATAAAAAGCGTCCACGGCGCGGGCAATGGTACGACATCTATCAGCCGCTCCCGCCGCTCGCCGCGCAAGTCTTTCGCCTGAATGAGTTTAGCCATTTTTTGAAAGCCACCCTCCGTCAACGGTAATAACCTGACCGTAAACGTATGTACTCGAAATTAGATACATCAGCGCCCCGGCTATCTCCTCCGGCTTCCCGAACCTGCCCGCGGGCGTGATGCTTTCAAGTAGCTTGCGCCGTTCGGGTGTTATGTATTCATCTACCATGCTAGTCTGCGTTAAACCGGGGCACACTGCATTGACCCGAATCAGCGGCGCGAGTTCGATTGCCATCGCCCGTGTGAGGCCGAGCAGACCATGTTTCGCGGCGACGTAGCCGGCTATGTTGCGTGCTCCCTGGAAGGCGGACGTAGAAAGGATATTGACGATATGCCCGCCGCCGTGCGCGAGCATGTGCCGGGCTGCTTCCTGGGACAGAAAGAACGGGACGGTAAGCATCAACTCGATTTGTTCACGCCATCTTCCCGCGCTGTATTCGATAAGATTTTGATGATACTGCGAGCCTGCGTTGTTGACAAGGATGTCAATACTACCAAGTTTGTCTATCACTTCAGATACAACCGGGTTACGTCCAAAAAAATCTGTCAGGTCAGCATGGATGAATAAATCACAGTCCGCCCTTGTCCTTCCTGCCACCGCGACGGTATGCCCTGCGTCCTTCAATGCACGGACGCATGCCGCGCCGATCCCGCGTGAGCCGCCGGTAACAAGGGCGATCACTCGTCTGTACTTTCTAGCAACTCCAGCCGCTCGGCGGGTAGTTCGATTTCGGCTGGCGTCTCGTTGATGATCTCGATAGTAAATCGCCCATGACCGCTGAAATCATGTACGTAGTTTTCCTCAAACCAATATAGATCGGTTATTTCTTGTTTGTTGCCGTTTTGGTCTGTTGCAAATATCCTCATGCCAATCCTTTCTACTCGATTCGATTATAGTCCGCATGTTCTAATTTTAAAAGTCTCAAAGTGTAACTACATTTCCGTCATCGTCTACAAGACCGTCGCCGCAGTTACCGCCCGGCGCACATGCCAAGCCGCCGCCTTTCGGGGGTACGAAATCATGTTCAACCCACCACGACGCGCGATGTCTCTGCCCGCGCAGCCTCACGCAATCAGGACAAGATTCTTTTGTGTCGCTTATCTGCGTGAATGTAAGCATCTTATTCTTGGACCCGCGTAAGACTGCCTCATTGTAGAAGCCATCCAATCCGCTTGCGTACCCGTTCGCCCGCGCTAGCGCCTCCGCCGTTGCGTTCACGTCACCCTCTTTCCGTAATTCCCGCAAGTTCTCAAAGAGTTGATCCACGAAACCAAGCTGCGAATCCAGTTCTGCCCGCGCCCAGGCTGCGGTTTCTGCGTCAAGCGGTAGTTCCGCTCCCGCGTCCTGATACCCTGCGTCAGCCGCGGCGACATACGCCTTCGAGATAGCCGCAGCCATCAACGCCTTGTATATCGTGATATAGCCTGAGCTGGTCAGGTAATCATATATCGCATCGTGGATTTCGCCGCTCATCTCGGCGCGGATAGAGGTGTAATCGCCAGCCGCCTTGAGCGCGTGTAACTTCACGAACCGCCGCGCATCAGCGGACAGGTACGGCAGGACTTCCGGTACGGTCTGCACTGTGTCGAGCACGATCTTGGTCAATGCGTCAGTCATCCATCACCTCAAGGAAATACCAGGCGAGCAATTCGTCCTCATCGTCTATCTCCGGCGGACGGCGTACCGGCGCGTGCATAAGAAGGTAGCCAGCGGCCTCCGCTGCTGCCTCCTCCGCTCCGTTGTAGGGGATCGCAGCGTCGTAATTGATCGACTCGTCGTAGCTAGTGATAGCCACTATTCCTCTTTCGGCATCGGCGCGACGGATGACACAATCACCAGCCGGTAATCGCCTGTGTCCTTACTCTGTGCCCACTGCGGCGCGAACACGATCTGGAAGCCTGTCTCTTTGCATAGCTCCTGATAGAGTTCGACAAAGTCCTTCTCTGCGTACTTGCGCGGCGTCACTGCCGGGGCGGGGGTGGTTTTACCTTTCATGGGGTCACTATCTCGCTTTCTTCCGCTGTGATTGCGGCGTCTCTGGCGGCGTTTGCGTCGACGTTGGCTTTGTACGACTTGGACGCGTCCAGAATGGTACTGAGAACATACTTATCCAATATTGCCAGCTTCTCAGCCGCCGATAAGTCGGCATAGACACGCGGCGCTTCTGGCGTGCCGTGATTGCCCATACCAACATCGAAAAGATAATGCGCTGCCTGGTCTGCTTTCTTATCAATGAGTGCGGTGGTCGCGCTGTATTGGAAACGGTACGCGGTCAGTCCTGCTGAGGGTGTGTTGGGTAGTCGAGTGAGTGCCATATTAAGCTGCTCCTTTCATGATTCCTGTGTTGACTAATGCCGTCCGCATTGCAACGACTAAATCATACAATGCGTGCATGTTGGCATCGCTATCCAATCCAAATATGCCGGTAGAATACGCGGCGGGCGCGGCCTGCGTTGCTCCTGCTGGCTGTATGATCGGCGCCACGTTCCAAAAGCCTAGTTTCTGCGTTGTTGCCGTGCCGATCTTCGTTCCAGTGGTAGTATCAGTCTGGATGTTCGCAACCGATAAATCTAGTCCGCCATCAAAGCGGGATAATCCATCATCCACCCAAATAGCGTAGGGATTTGAGATTGTCGCTGGCCCTGCTCCGCCTCCAAGCGGTGAATTGGCAATGTACAGGGTTGCGGCGTTGGTCACAGTCAAGGCGGAGGCTGCCGAAAGGGTAGGACGTGCGATGTCGAGATAGTTGAAGCCTGTCGCGGTTGTGATATTGGTCGAGCCTGAAATGGTTGCAGTTGCGGCGCGTAGTTCAATCCCTTTCCAGACCGCGCCTGCTGCGCTTGCGCGTGTGCCAGAACCTAGAAATGATATATCTCCTATATTGGTGTAAATGGCGTAATTCAGAGTGCTGGCTATATTCTGATTTTGGATGTACACCCCATACATATTTACAATAGTTCCGGCTGCACCTTTAGTTGGCGTCTTTACAAATAGACCTCTAGCATCAGTGATCGTCCCTGCCGTATTTGCCTGCCGAATATCAACCACAGCCGCGCTAGAGTCGGTGATGGTTCCGGTTGAATTATTCCAAATAGTCGCAACAAAACCAGAAGCGCTTGTGAGTGTTCCTGCTGCCGAGTTGAAAATATCATACTGCGCTCCTATCGCTGAACTCATTGCGGACGCAAATGAATTAGCCACTGAGAAATAAGCACCCCTTATAGTACCGGTCAGATTTTGGATTGTATTAGTCCCAACTTGTACAAACATTCCGTAGAAGTTGGCGGACGACGCTGACGCAGGATTTACGGTTTGTTGAACCCACAATGTCCTTTCGTTGTCGCCCGATAATGCCGTACTAACTTGCTTTAGGTAGACAAGTTTTTGTGTGACGGTTTTGTTGATTTCAAAAAACCCGACCCCCGCCGTATCAGTCGTTCCAATTATAAGTTTACCAGCGCCTGATATACTAGCCCATACAGCACCCGTGCTCGCCTCCCACGTTTGCAGTGCGCTTGTCTGTGTGCTATGCCCCTGTACCCGAAACTGTATCTGGTCGCTTGTGCCGTCCACCATCTGCTGAGTCGTAAACACATTCGCCGTTGCCAGCAGCGCGGCCGTGCCTGTGGCCGGGATGGTCAGGGTGAACCCACCGAGTGCCACGGTTCCCCCGCCTGTGATGGTGGTCGCCGCTCCGAGCGTGAGCGTCGAGCCTGCCGCGTTGGCAATGCCTGTACCGCCCAAGTCTGCACCCAACGGGAAGGTGAGCGCGGCCTGCTTCGCGTTGAATGTGCTCCAGTCTGTACCGGATAGCGTGCCTGTCACACCAGCAGAAGCAAGGCCAAGAGATAATGCCTGTCCCACCAGAGACAGCCCGTTAGCCGTGCCGATGGTGACGGCGGCGTGGTCAATGGCTTCCAACTGCACAACCCGGTAATCGAGCGACGATGCAACCGCCGAACCGTCTACCCCTATCTTCGCTTCGAGCGCCTCAACTGCGTCGTTGATGTTGGCGTGCTGGGTCGAGTGCAAGACGGCAGGCGTAGAGAGATTGTCCGCCGGGGTAGGGTTGGTGAAGTCATCGAGTGTTACTGGAAATGAAGTAGGCATTACTTACTCTCTATCTCTGTGATCTTACCGTCCGCTCCGCGCTTGACGGTCGCCTTGCGCGGCTTCCGTTCCTCTTTCTGGATAACAACATCGGACGGCTCGACTGTGATGTTATTCTCGACCGGCGCAGGCTGGACCGTGTTGGTCACATTGACGATGGGCGTCTGTACTTCATTTGTCACGCTTACCGCCACCTCCGACGGATGGATGACAGGCGCAAATGTCACGTTCGGCGGGGGCAGGGGAGTCTCAACCGCCTGCTTCATTGCCGCCAGATTTTCCGTCATTGCCTTGACCGCTGCAATCGTTTCCTTGCTGGTCATATCCACGTTAGCAGGATTTGTAATGTTGATAATCATTTCATCTCTCCCGTGTGTGCCCGTTGGCTCTACCTTCGCGGCGACAATTGCCCGCTCGATGGTCAGCGCCAGCGCCTTGATCGCTTCGGTGTTATCGGGCACAGACTGATATATCGGCACAGGCGTGGATGTCGTCTCGCCGATCACAAACGCAGCTGCAATATCCGCCTCACTCTTTGCGTCCGCCAGTTTCAGACGGATCGGAGCGGCGATAGTCTCGCGCAAATGTTTGCACTCCCAATCCACCGCCGTTCCCTTGCCTTTTGCGTACCATTGTCGCGCACGGTCATACCATAGCGCCAGGTCCTTGATCTCATCGGCGGTAAGGTTCGCGGCGTTGGATGCGGTCGCGCTCTTGTTTTCGTAGCCGACCAAATCGACAGGGAACCACACCTCACCATCTACATAATAGACTTCCGAAAAATTGATCTCAATCGGCTCGATGGTTTCAACGGGCAGATCGCTATTCTTTGGAATATAAGCTAGTGTCATGTGGGGGATAAACCCGTAATCTTTATGATATGGCACATGATAGTTATCCAGCAAGCCGCAAAGCATGTTATACAGCTTCGGCGCCTGCGGGCTATCGAACGTCATAACAACCGGGTCGTTCTCGCCGTCGCTAACAAAGCGCGCCAGTCCTTGCAGTCTGCCCTTGATCGGGCTTTGGAACATTCCCAAATCTGACACGGCGCGAATAACATCTAGTTTGTCTATCGTTCTGTTATCGCCCAGGTAAACAAGCGTGATGTGCAAATCCTTTAGTAATTCCTCATCCGCGAAAGTGTACTTACTTTGTATCTCTGCCTTGATTAAGTCAGGGATACGTAACGCGATCATTGCCGAGTATTCACCCGCTTTGAAAGCCTTCATATCTTCCAACTCTGTCTCAACTGGCTTGCTCTGCTCCGCGACCGGCGGCTTCATCTGCTCCACCACTGCAAGCCGCGCTTCCTCTTTCCGGGCAATGATCCTATCCATCTTTCCCTGCTGCACCTTATCGAGATCGTAGCCCATGAAGCTCATGCCCAAATCAGCCACTTCCGGGTCAGTCGTTACGGCGGTAACAAACGAAACGAGCGACTCGTTACGCTTTACTTCATCTTCCTGGAATATCTCCAACGCCTCCAAGTTGAAGCGCATCCTGTAGCCGTAGGGCTTGAATAACTGGTCGGTGAATGTTTCCTCGATTGTCTGCTTGATGCCGACAAAGCGGGATGCGGTGTACCATTGCTTACGCAGCGCGTCGAATTCGCTGGCGAAGGCGTTGTCGGACATGAACAGGGCGGTCGGGATGCCGAAACTATCCGAGACAGATTCCTTTGCGTCCCGCCGCAGTTCGATATACGATTGCTTGAGTTCATCCATCCCGGCCCCGACGCGGATAAGAGATAGCGCGTCCGAGTTGACGATCTTTGCCAGAACGTTGAAGCCGCCGCGCAATAAGCGGTCAAAGAAACCCTCCGCCTTTTCCCGCTCCCCCTGGTTTACCATTCCCTTAGCACCGAGCAGCGTGATCGGAACGAAGCCGCGCTCGCCATACATCCGCATGGTATTCTTCATGTTCCAAATGACCTGCGCGTCCAGCGTCGCATTGCCAAGCGGGTGGTTCTCGGCGGGACCAATCTCCACGTCGCTATCTGGCAGCCAGAAGTATATGATCTTATTCGGATATATCTTCTCCGTCTTGCCCCGTTGCGCCGTACGGTCGAACCACTGCAGGCCGTTTATGTCGATATACGGCTGGATTGTGCCCGGCGCACAGTATTGCAAGTTAACGATCATTTTGGTGGTGCGCCAGGGAATGAGATACGCCGCGCCGCCGCACAGGGATGAGGCGATCAGGTAGATAAGTTTCTGTGGGTTCGGCAGCCCGCCCAGGTTGTTCTTCCAGTTTGCCGACGTGTCGAAAACATCGTCGTTCTTGTCGAGTATGTCGAATGGCAGGGACGAGATCGCGACGGCGGTCATGTCCACCGCGTGTGCAAGATCAGGTACGAATTTCTTGAGCGACGTGACGTTACCCGTCTGCCCGGTCTTGGACGCCTCAAGGAAACCTTCAATACCTCCCCAGGGGGCAAAGTCAAAGCCAGATTTATAGGGGTTTGGACTTGCAAAAATGAATGGTGAATTCGTCATTTGTCCTCTTTAGCTAACCAGCCATGTTTCAATCATGTCGCCCTCGTGTGCGTACCTGCCCGCGGCAATTAGATGGTCGTTCTTCTCGACCGGCTTGCGTATGGCGTTGCCGTTAGCATCTTCCTGCCAGTGAAAAGTAGAAATCTCATTCTTTGCGTTGACGCATTTCGCATCAATGATGATCTCCTGCTGCTGTAACCACTGGATACCGAATAGCACGCTATCCTTGCCCTTGACCGCCGCAAGTGCCGAAACGCCGTACTGCTGTAATTCGGCGATTGACTTCGGTTCGGCGCTATCACAAACCACGTAGTCGCCACCGATCCTGTTCTTTACTTCCACGGCCAGCAGGTCATTTGTCAGGCCGCGCTCATACAATTCATCGAATACATAAATGCGTTTGTGCTTCGCGTCGTAGTGCGATACCCATAGCGCCGCAGGGTCGGCTGAGAAGCCAAAGTCCAGCCCGTTGCGGTGGTTGGTGAATTGTGCCTGCATCCCGGATAAGTCCTCAACGCGCCAATTGGTGAAGATGACATGGCCGAGAATGCCCCAGTTGCCTTCTGAATATACGTCAAAGTAATACTTATCCTTCTCGTTTTCCAAGCCCCTAACATCTTCCCTGGTAAGAAACCTATTGTCTCGGTATGTAGTTTTTAGAATGTATAAATCGGGCGACTTATATTCTTTCTGGTCGTTAGTCCATCCAATCATTGAGAAGTAATCCGCATAGATAAAATGTGATTGTAGAATTGGATTAAATGACAGCATCAGCCTCTTAGGTGTTTTCTCGCTTCCCCCGCGCTGACGCTTCAAAAGTTGTTTTATGATTGACGAACGTTCTATTTCCGTTGCCTCTTCAACACGAACATCAGTGAATACTCCTTTAGCAGGGGTCAAACTTTTTAGTTTCTCAACATCGTCTAAACCTGCAAATATTATCTGGTATCCATTTACACAAGTAACCGTCCCATCTGTTTTATTTATAGAGAATAAATCAGACAAGCCCCAGTCCCTAATAATCTTTGTTATCTCTTGCACAACAGAACCGCGAAGCGTACGCGCTACCTGCCTACAAACTAGGAAGTTACGACCGCCTTTCATAACGTCTCTCACGTCGCGCTGTGCTAAAAACACAGACTTACCAGACGATGCGCCGCCATAGTAAATTTGTATTCGCGCCATTTCATTTAAGCACGGAATATAGGCATCATTAAACACGGCGGGGTCTATCTCTACTTTATGTTCCATTTTTCCCAGCCTTGCGCCTTATCCAAGCCTGCTTAAGTTTCTCTATGGTCTCCTTTTTCGGCTTGTATCCTTTTTGTGCGTCGCTGATTTTCTTGCGGGTTTCGGCACTCTTGGGGTTATACTGCCCGATTGCTAATCCGCGTTTCTGGTTGTCGTTTATCTTCTTTCCCTTGTGCGCCGCTGAAATTTTAGCAGCTCTCTCCTCTGTGTATTTTCCACGCGGCCTGCCTGCCCATATTTCAGACATCTTCTTTTTGGATTCTTCTGTATGCTTAAATCCAGAATGAATGAGAGACATTAGTTTTTTGGCTTCCTCGCTAAACCTAAAACCAAACATACTCCCGGCTCTCCTGTTTGTGTTGTATTCTGGAAAGTCACGATCTAGATACCCCTGCTCAATAGGTATAAGACTGTTCTTATCTTTGACAGTCTCTAGAATCACGAAATCAAAACTTGCCGCCCCGTATTTATTCCATGCGTTTTGTAGATGTTTACTTGGATGTGTGCCTTTTCTGAGTTTATAGGTATGTTGTCGCCATCTCCCAGAAATATCAACAGCGGATCCGATATACCTGTGTCTATTGCGTGTGTTTACAATGGCATAAATCCCACTTATAATAGTTGACATCATTGCACCTCCGTTGTGCAGTGGTCGCGCTCCCGGATGCTTCAACATCGCGGGAGCAGCGCTTAGATTATTTGTTCTATTATAACACGTGACGTTATTCATCAATACCTTTGACTGTGACAGTAATT